TATATGAATGACAACCCAGAGAAACGTAAAGCCATTCAACTGAAATATAGGCTGGCGCATCCTAAGACTGAGGAACAGAAGGAGAGAGATAGAGAATATGCCAGGTTATACTATTTGAAAAAGAAAGAAGAGAAAAATAGAGGTAATGGCATTGTTCTAGTTGAATATAATTTGGATATTTCATAAAGTGTTGTGTTTAAAACCCTTCACAAAACCCTTCACCATACTCTTCACTACCTATTTGAGTGTATTTATTTATTTTTTATATGTAATAATATTATTTAGTGAAGGATGTGAAGGGTGTGAAGTGTTATTTTCAAATTTCTTGGAAAAAAAAGTAGAAGTCTAAAATTTAATTTAATAGATTATGAAAAAAGACACTTCACACCCTTCACACCCTTCACTAAACGCCCAAAATGAAAAAAAACACGGTGAATAATATTATATAAACACAACACTAATATTTATTTATACTCTTCACTTTATAAAAAAAATTAATTATTTTGTATTTTATTAAATTTAAAAATAAAAAATTATTATCTTAGTATATATCAAGTTAGATAAAATTTAAAAATGTCAAGTATTGATTTCTCAACTATTAATTTAAATGACTTATATAATAAAGCAATCAAATATGAAGAAATAAAAAACAAACAGAAACAACAGAATATTAAATATGAAAAACGTAAAAGAGAAGAAAAAGATATTAATTTTTTAAATAAAAAAAAAGAATATGCAAAAAATTATTATGAAAAAAATAAAGAAAAAGTTGATAAAAAAAATTTAGAAAGATATTATAAAAAGAAAAATAGCGTTTTTAATGTAGAAGTAAATTAAAGAGGTTATAATTCAATTATAATTATCTAAAATATTAAATAAAATTTTTGTTTTTTTTTATTTATTTTTATTTTTATAAAAATATTTTTCCACCTCTTTTTTAATTATTTTAGGGATAGACTACCATTTTTTCAAGAAATATTCAACTAATAGTAATTATTTAATTTTTTTAATTTTTTTTTAAATTATTTAAAAAATTACAAAATAATAAAGTTTAAAAATTAAAAATTATTATCTAACTATATAATAATATATAAATAAAAACTTTTAATAATTTAATAATTATTCAACTACTTATCAATTTTCTAAAAATGTCTTTTACTACATCGCCAAGTTTTACAACTTATGAACTCGTTGATACTTTCAACCTTCAATATTTACTCAATTCTTTCAAGTTGAGACAATGGGATGCAACCCAAAAAAACAAAGAATACCCAAATAGGTATGATATACTACCCAATTTAGATTTATTCAAAAGTTGTATAATAGATGGAAAAATCAAAATTGAGTATAGTTTAGACAAATTCGGGCGCTATAAAAATAGTAATACTATTAATGGTTTTAGTTATACTAATATGTTTGGTATGGTTAGAAATTTATTAACTAATAAATATTATGTTGATTTAGACATAAAAAATTGTCATCCAGTGATAATTTATAATTTATGCATCAAACATAATATCAAAGAATATAAAATGTTAAAGCATTTTATAGATAATCGTGAAGAATTATTAAAATACATAGTAGAAAATAATACTGACGGTCATATGAATGAAGAAAGAATTGAAGGCTCTGTAATGAATAGAGATGTCGCTAAACGTTTTACATTAATGTTTTTCTTTGGTGCATCCTTAACTAAAAAAATGAATGAATTTAATATTTCTGAATTGCCTGATTGGTTTAATGATTTTTTTAAAGAATTACAAAAAATTATAGATTCTATTAATAATTTAGAATGCTATAAGCCTATTGTAGAATATGTAAAGGATAAGAAAGGAGATAATACTGATAATATAAGAGGTTCAATTTTTAGTCATATTATACAAAATGAAGAAAGACAAATATTTGATATCTTAAAATTTGAATTAGAAAAAGAAAGTTATGAAGTAGGAGCATATATATATGATGGATGCCACATTAGAAACAATAAAGAATTATCACAATCTACAATTGAATCATTAAATAAAAAATTAACTAATTATTTTGAAATAGATAATCCTTTAAAACTAGAATTAATAATAAAAAAAATGGAATTAGACAAATCATATTTAGACGTAGATAATCAATATAAATTATACCAAAAATACAAACAGAATTTAGAAGATGATAGTATTTATAAAATTAATTCTCCATTTTGTTTTCATAATGGTAATGCAAAGAAAAATAGCAATCATATGCCTTTAATATCACAAGAAGAATTATTAAAAATATATAAAAATTATGGTGATATACATATGACAACAATGAAGAAACCAAGAAAATTTATTGAAATGTGGTTAGATGATAAATTTATTAAAACATATGATAAAATGGTATTTTGTCCTAATCCAAAAGACCCTGAATATAATAAATCAAATGTATTAAATAGTTTTACAGGTTTAGAAATTAATAATCATAAATATGATGATTTACCAACAACACAAGAAGAAAGAAAAGAATATTGTAAAGAAATTTTTGATTATATTAAAAGATTATCAAATGATGATGATGATAATATAATTTTTATTACTAATTATATATCAGCAGTATTATCTAAGCCGTGGAAAAAAACCCGTGTTTATCCTTTATTCAAGGGTGAAAATACTGGATTAGGTAAAACAACATTATTTTATTTATTACGTGCTATTATGGGTAGTAAATATTGTTTGCAAACATCATCATTAGAAGATGAAATTTTTGGGAAACACGCAATGGGGAGAAAAGATAAACTTTTAATTTTATTAGATGAATTAAGTTATAATGAAACTAAAAAATATACTGAAAAAATGAAAACTGCAATTACAAGTGATACAATGAATGTAGAACCTAAAGGCATTAATGCTTTTGAATATGATAGTTATGAAAATTACTTAGGTGCAAGCAACAATGACATTCCAGTTGAATTAACACAACAAAATAGACGTGTTAGAATTATGGATACTGACAAATGCAATTATGGAAACGCAGAAGAAAAAAAAATATACTTTGATAATTTATATACTATAATAGGCGATAAAGATAAAGAACCTAATTATAAAACATTAAGATGTTTTTATGATTATATGTTGAATCACGATATTGATAATTATAATTTTGAAGCAAATGTAAATAGTAAAAGCACATTAAACATAGCAAAAAAGCCTATTATTGATGAATTCTTAAATGATTACTTATATGTTTTATATAATAAAAATTGCAATTTTAAAAAAGAAAAAGAATTATCTTATACATTTGATGAAATTTATAAAGAATTTTGTAAATATGTAGAAAGAATGAAATTGCAAAATGTAATGTCAGGAACATTATTTGGGACTAAAATAAAAAAATTTAATTTTGTGAATGTTAAAAGAACAAATAAAGGTATGATATATAAATTTGATATATTAGAATATTGTAAATACTTTAATTATGATTCAGTTGAAGTTGATATGGAATAAATTATTACATTTTTTACATTTTTTTATTATATAAATATAATATAATATATTATAAAAAATAATGCTAATAGAAACATTAGAAAATATTCAAAATAATATTTTAGGGTTAAAATCCCCTAATTTAAAAGGTGGTAATATTTCAAGTGATTTAAATAAATCACAAGAAGAATTATTCAATGAATTAAGTAAATTAAGTAAAGAAGAATTAACACGTTTATTATTAAAAGATAGAGAATCAATAAAGAACAAAGATAGAATAATAGAAGAATTAGAAACAGAACTAGAAGAAGAGAAACCTAAAAGAGTAAGAAAGACTAAAAATATTGATTTATATGATATAGTAAATTTTCATAAATTTATGAGAACACAAGATGCAAAATTATTATTAACAGATAAAGATAGTAATCAATATTTGGATCCAAAATATTATGCGTATGACCCCTATGAAACTGCTTTTGATAAATTAAAGAAGAATAAGAAATTTTTTGATTATCAACAAAAATTTATTGAAGATTGGACGTTATCAGCCCAAGAATTAGTCATATTATATTATGGTGTTGGTAGTGGTAAAACTACGATAGCAGTAAATTGTGCCGAACAATTTCAAAATATTAATGATGATGCTTATGTATATTTTTTAACTCCTGCTAGTTTAGTATTAGGTACCATTAAAGAATGCTATGAAAGAGGTATAGACCCTACAAGAAAAAATAGTAAAGGAGATTATATTTATTATTTTGTTAGTTATCAACAACTTTTAGGTAGTAATTTTGATTTTAAAGAAAATTCTTTATTAATAATTGATGAAGCACATAATTTAAGAAATATAGGTAGTAAAGAAATAAATGAAAAAGTTAGTGCAAGAAAATATGTTAAAACAGGTAACTACTCATTAGTAGGAACTGTGTTAAGTGTAAAGTTATTAGAATCATCAAATAAATTTTTAAGAACTATATTTATGACAGGAACTTTGTTTGTTAATAATCCAGAAGATATTGAATCATTAATATCAATAGGATATAAAAAACAACCATTATTAGATATAGATAGAAATACTTATGATAACATTATAAATAGTGAAAGAGAATTTAAAATATATTATGAAGGTTTAATATCATTTTTTAGATTGAAAAGAGATGACCCGAGATTTCCACAGAAAAAATTTGAATTTGTAAAAATTAATTCAACCGACGTTCAACTCTTTACAGGTAGAGAAATGAAGACAGAAGACGCATATTTTAGAACAACTAGAAATCAAGGAACAGATGAAAAATTAAAATGGATATTAAAATTTTTATCAACAAGAAAAAAAGAAAGAACATTAATTTATAGTCAATTTTTATCAACAAAAATTAAACCATTAAAAGAAATATTAGAAAAAAACAAATATAGAGTCGGTTTTATATCTGGTGAAAACACACAAACAGAAAAATTGAATATAGTATCACAATATAATAATGGTGAAATAGATGTTCTTATATTTACATTATCTATTAAAGAAGGTATAAGTTTCAAATTAACAAACAATATAATTGTTTTTGAACCATATTGGAATTATGCAATTCTAGAACAAGTCCTCGCAAGAGGTATTCGTGCTAATTCACATCCAAACGGTCAAAAATCAACTATATATATATATTTTTTAGTAGCAGTGCATCCCAGAATAATGGGAGTTGATAAATGGTTTAAAGTAGCCAGTTCAGCAATGAATAACGATATTAAATTATTGGAATATCCTACAAAAGAAATTGTAATTGATGATAATAAAACAATAAAAAAAGATTTAGGAGAATTTGATAAAAATTATGAAAGTAGAGATATTGATTTATTTAATAGAATGTTTAACAAACAAGAAAGTATAAATATTTTTGAAAAGAAATTACTAGCATTGCCAAGATTTGAAGATGTTAATAATAATGAAAATAGTGAATTTATCAGAGAATATAATTCTTTAATAATTTTATTTGAAAAAAAGAATAAAAGAAAACCAACAAACAAAGAAGATATTACATTGAAAAAAGGATTATATAAAGAATTATACCAAAAGAACATAGCAAATGTAGATAATAGAATCAAAAGATTTACAAAAGATTTAAGATATAGACCAAATAGAAATCCAGATTTAGAACAAAAATTAAGTAATAAAGATTATGGAAATAAAATACCAGAAATAATAAAACTAGTTGAAAAAAATGCTACATTAGGTGACATATTTGAAGTTTTGAAAATTGATAAAGCAGAAATAACACAATTTCAAGCAAATTTTACACCAAAAAATGAAGTAGGTATTTTAATAGAAAATAGTGGTATAAAAAATGATAAACGTGAAAAAATATTTGTGTTAGAACCAACAGCAGGTATAGGAGGAGTTATAGGCGAATGTTTATTACTACCTAATAAACAAAATTTAATGATAGATGCTAATGAATATCATAATGCATTTTATCAAATAGGTAAAGCAATATACAATGGTATAGATAATGTCAAATATTATAATAGTGATTTTTGGATTTATCAAAATAAATATACTTATGATTATATTTTAGGTAATCCTCCTTTTAATTTAAAACACCAAGTTTTAGAAAAAATTACATTTAGAAAAGAAAGAGGACAAGATGCTCCGGATCCACCATTTATATTTAAAAAAGTTGATAAAACACTATATGATATTCATTTTGTAAGTAAAGCTTATAATATGCTTTCTAATGATGGTATATTATCATTTATTATTAGTGATAGATATTTAAGAGATAAGAATATACCAGTTTTTGATATTTTTAGACAATATATGAAAGATTTAGAAAAGAAAGGAGCATATAAATATTATAAAATAGGTGATTTTAAACAAGATAAAAATATTACTAAATCGCAAGAAACTAGTTTTCCAATGGTTAATATTGTTTTGAAAAAAATTAAAGATTATAATATTAATATTGATAATCCTAAAAGCTTTACAAAAAGGGTAGAAATTGATGAAGAAACGCTTAAAGAATTTAAAGAAGAACAAAAAAAAGATAAAAAAACAATAAAGAAAACTACAAAAAAGAAAACTACAAAAGAAGTTAAACCTAAAAAAGAAGTTAAACCTAAAAAAGTAATTAAACTTAAAAAAAAATAATTTATAAATAATTTTTCAATTCATTTTCTTGGTCCATTGCTTCATTCATTCTTTGTTTAATATTTCCCTTTCTTAAAATAGGTATTAATTTTTTATGTTCTTTTATTATATCAGTTTTCTCCATACATATTTTTTTACCTTTTCCAGAAAATAATAAATTGCTATAATTAGTTTTATCATTACTTTTTTCAACATCAACATTAGAATGAAATATAGTAGGTAGATATTTATTAGGTATAGGATATATTCCCCATTGTTTCATAATTTTCAGAGTTTCATTATTTAAAATTTCTTGTAATGTATTCTCTAATTTATCAATTATTGCAATATCAACAACATCATTTTCTAATTCATTTATTAATACATTAATAGATTTCTCTTTATTTATATATTGTGAATTAGTCATATTTCCTAATCTATATTTCATTTGGTCTATTTCATACTCAAATTTTTCTTTTGAAATATTATTAACATTTTCAATCAGATATTTTAAAACTCCTATATCACTAATAACTTGATTCAATAAACTTAAATCACTATTAAACAAATCAAAGAATTCTTTTAATAGTTTCTCATCCGGGTTTTTGCTTATAGTTTCTAAGTTATTCATTCTTTTACAAATTTTCATATATTTTTTCTTATATAGTAAATATGGCATTTCATTCTTTATTGCAACTTCAAAATTTAAAGCCATCGAATTAGTAGGCTTTCCATTCCTCATAAAAAAATAAATCATAGTGCATTCACTATATCGAATACCATTGACCCACGTAATAACATCAATTTTAGTAGTATTATCACCATATAAATATGTATTAAAATCTACTTTATGTTTTCTATAAATAACAAAACCTTTTAAAATATCTTCTGGTTTCCAACGTATAACTTCATATCTGATATCGTGTTTAACAATTGTAATATCTATATTTGTCAAATTAGGTTTTAATAATTTTAAACTTTCATTTAATTCAACTTTATCTATAAAACCCTTTTTATAAAAGTCTTTTAATTTACTTATCATACTTTCACGTCTTTCATTGTAATTACTTGCATTAGTATCATTAGGCACTACTTTCAATTCAGGTATTTCACCGCTTTTTATATCCCCAATATATACATTCTTATTTTTCAATAATTTTTTAATTACATTTTTAAAATCATTTTTAATATTAGGATTAACTGGTATATTCTGTGCTAAATCATAGTCGCTTGGATAATTTAACTTTAATTTACCAGAACCTTGTAAAAAAGGGGTTGAACCACTTTTTAATGTTAAATCATTAATAACACTAACAATATCTTTACTATAATTTTCAGGAAACTTTTTTATTAATTTAAAAGCCATTTTATATATATATAAGATTATAATTTTATTTTTTGTTTAATTAATTTATCATTATCTTCTGGCGTATTAAATGGGCTTGTGTAATCCTTCCAATTAACATTTGCACTTCTTTTTTGACCTGTTAAACTTGGTATTGATTGGGTCATAATAGAATGAACTGCATAATGTCCGCACGCATTACCGTCCCTACTCTGAATATTAATGTTATTACGTGCATATGAACCACCACTATTTCTATCCATATAACTTTTAAAATTAGTATTTTTATTTAAAACAACATCCTCAAAACCAGCATCACCTCCATAACTATCAAAAAACATAGTAGGTTGTCCGTTATCTGGGTTTAAGTTAATCATAGCAATCCAATGTGTGCCATTATCTGCATCATCTTTATCACTATAATTCGCTATTAAATTGCTATTTGGTGGTGGGTTGTGTGGTAAATCATCAGCATTAAAACAACCTAGAAATATACCTTTAAAATTCTTTTTCATATAATTATCAATTTGAATATTTGAAGACATCTTTATATATATAATAGAATTTATTAATAATAAATTAATTTTAAAAAAATAAAAAAAAAATTAATTTGATTAATTTTTATGAAAATAAAAATATAATTATATAATAATAAATAAAAAAAATATATTTTAAAATAATTTTTAAAAAATGAATAGTGAAGACTACAAAGAAATTATACCTGCAAAACTGAATATTAATACAAGGGATTTAGATATTCAACTAGAAACACATATTTTTACTTGTGTTAGATATAAAGATAGCCCAGATAATGGTTTTACTGCTAACTTACATTTACTATTAGAAGCCATAGAACATTGTGAAGGTGTTAAAGATAAAGGTGTAAAACTAATAGCAAAAGGATTACTCAACAGTGTAATGCATCATAGAATTCAAAAGGAAAATATGGATGAAATAAATAAAAAATATGAAGAATGGAAAGAAAAACAAAAAGAAAAAGAAAATAAAATATAATAATATTATAAAAAATTATATAATATATATATAATAGTCAATTAATAAATATTAATTTTATAATTTAAAAAATGTCTGATGCAAGTAAATATGATATGAATGCTATGGTACATAATCTAACTCATCGCAGATTTAAAAATACATCACGAGAAAGTGTATATCAACAAGGCAGTGCAGTAGCCAACTCTTTCTATGACCCACGTAATATTGGGAATTTAGAAAATGGTGAAATATCTGCATCTGGTTCATATGCAACACACTATCCAGTTAATGCTGGTAGTAACACAATGGGGTTTGCATTGATGGATGATGAAGGAGATGATAAAAGGCTTTATTATCCATCTACAATATCAAGTAATGTTAATGCATTAGTAAAACAAAAGGGAGTTAAAGGTGGAGCAATAGGAACAACAGGTGCATCTGGGTCATCAAGTGATTATATGTATTTTAATCCTTATTATGAAGCATTATTAAATCCCAAGAGCCATACAACTATGGAGGAAGTAGCACAACCCCATTATTTACCTTATCAATATGAAACTGGTATTAAAGGTAATGGAACTAATGCTCCAAGTAGTGCGAGTGCAGTAGATTTTGCTATGAATAATCCTTATGCATTCAAATCAAATTTTAATGGTGGTGCATTAGGTTCAGCCTCCTCTGGATCCGCCAGTGATTATTATGATAGTAACCCTTTTAGAGTGCCTGCAATGCAAAGTGAAACAAGGCATTTTACTGATTTTATGGAAGGAGGTGCCATAGATTGGGCGAAATATATTGGTTATATACGTAAAAATATAAATAAAATACCTGAAATTATTGATAATGCGCCTAAATATTTAGATACTGCAACTAAAACTTTAAATACTATTAAAGAATTAAGAGAAATATTGCGAGAGAAACCAGAAAAAAGAGAAAAAGAAATAGAATATGAAGAAGAACCAGAAGACGGATATATTAAAATAAAAGCCTCTAAACGAAAACATCATAAAAATAAAAAATCAAAAGGCAGAAAAATGCGAGATTAATATATTTAAAAAAGAGAAAAATAATATATATATATTATAATATATAAAAAAATAAAAATTAAAAAATGGCTTATCATAACGTTTCACGAACAAATCCTAATATAGATACCAACGATGAAACATATAGCACTATAGATATATATTGTGGAAGCCAACAAGGTAGCGAACCACTACCAGGTTATAATAATATTAATGCTGGTTTTACTGCTGTTCTGGCAAATCCTATTGTTTTAGATATAGGACATAGGTATGTAATGGCTTTAACAAAAGGACAATATGATTTATCAAATTATACTGATAGGTATTACTCGTTTAGTATATATTGCGACCAGTTAGAATACCAATATGATATGGGAAATAAAACTCAACTATTATATCAAGTTTATGGTAATCGTTATGTCAATACTGTCCCTCCAACCGATGATATACAATTGGGTTTATGGGATGTTGCGAATGTTGCGTGGAAATTTATAAATCCTACAACTAAAATTATAAATAAAATTTCTTTCTGGGTTGTAGATGATAATGGCAACCCTTTAACAACTCCTCTCCCTCCTGAATTTTCATATCCTACTAACTTTAATATATTAATAAAGAAAGTAAATTCTCACGTTATTGCTGTTTCTGTTCTTTAAATATTTTTTATTATTTTCTTATTATTATATAAATGTATAAATTATTATCAAT